CTTGTCTTCTCAAGGTTGTGTTAAGGGGGTTATACTGAGCAGTGTTCTCCCAGTGGCCGCCTTCAAACCTCATCCAAGTTACAAGGGCATCAATGGCCTCTTTAGTAGGGTTGTTAGCTCCGAGTTTCTTTGCTAATTTAGTAGCCCACCCTTTAGCATTAAGGCCGTCTTTGCCAGACACTTCTCCGCCGTCTGCTCTAAATGGGTAGTTCTTTAACTCATGGTTAGGAACAATTCGCCCGTCTACGTGAGGTACGAATAGTTCTGGGCCACGCTCACCAACAACATACGGTGTTTTGTTCTCAACGCTTCCGCCATGCTCTCTTTTTAATAGGTAGCCTGCCCACGCCGCGTTCATTGCAGCCCCAGCTATGCCGCCTGTAGCGGTAGCCATGGTTTCTGTACCACCTCTAAAGAAACCAATAGTTTTTAGTACACCAGCAAATCTGTCAATTAAGTTAAAGAATCCGTTCATGTATCCTAGGATTCTATTTGCAAAGGTAAAAGCCGCAGCCATAGTTGGAGCAACTTGTTGCAACGTAGTCATAGACTGCGTGGTTCGTTCGCTAATAGAACTTACGGCAGCGGTTGTAGCTCCATACTTTTCACCTAATTTCTTTAGGTCTCTTCCAGCAAAGCTCTTTCCACCGCTTCGTGCCTTAAGCATAAGGCCGTCTTCAACTTGCTTACGTAGTAGCGGGTCATTACCAAAGTATTGGTCAAGCATAGAGGCGAGAGCATTACCAGGCTGTAGAGATATCTGTACATCTTGAACAGTGATAGGTTCTCCACCCATCTTTTCTCTATTTAACTTAGCCCAAATCTCATCAATAATCTGCGGCATAGGCTTAAGACTGCCGTCTTCACCACGAATACGAATACCAATACCGCGAAGCATGTTAACGTTCTGCGCTTGTTGCATAGAACCATAAGCCCTCATAGAGCCTTCAACACCAATACCAGGGGTAATGTTAGACATCTGTGCAGCACCCATAGCTACTTGAACCATGCTTGGTCCACCAACACCTAGCTGACGTGCAGCTTCCATAGCCTTTGCAGTATCAAATTTGCTAGTTATAGTTCCCTTTTTTGCCATCTCTTGCAAAAGAACAGTGGCTTCTTTGTAAGCCTTGTCTTGAGAGTTTTTAGTAGCATCAAGGAACCCTGCAATAGGGTTGTTATTAAATGGTTGAACTTGTCCGTCTGGCCCACGTCTTCCTAAACCAGCTGCAGTCATTCCTGCTTGTTGCTGGTAAAAAACCATACGAGAAGTTGCAAGCTGCATTTCAACAGCTTCTGTAGTTTTTGGCATCGCTGCCATAGTTCCCGCACCAGCGGCAAATAAGAATCTGCCACGACCGCCGCCGCCGCCTCCGTTATCAGTAGGCGTTGCATTTCCATACTGAGTGTTGGAAGAGCGTACGTCAACAGGGTAAGCAGGTCTAAATACTAAATTAGAGTCTGGTCCACCGCCAGGAGGAAACACGGTTCCTTGGCTTGTTACTGTAAAGTTTGGGTAAGGAGCTACTTGATTTGAGGAGGGGCCTCCGCCAAATCCGCCGTCCCCTCCGCCGTAGCCTCTGAGCTTTCCTAAAGCAGAACTAAGGCTATTTCCCCAACTTGCAGTTGATGAACCGATAGCCGAGAAGTCACGGCGAATTTCCGAGGCATAGCCCCGTAACTGAGATAACAGGTTTAGCGACCTGATTGTATCGTCTGCCATTAACTTCCTCTATATCGTTGTGAGCGTTCCAACCAGTTCTTTCTTTCACGAACTGATAGGTTGCGTATATCCGTAAATGTCCAACCAGGAAAGGTTCTTGTTAGAACCTCATACTGGTCTAAAAGCTCTTCGTAATCCGTCTCGCTATATACGAAACAAATCTAGCAAGCTAAGTGGTAGGTCCATTGGCTCACCACATGCCTTGCAAGCTTTCTTCACCTCCCCAAGGCGTGGGCCTGGGTTACGCTTGATAATCTCATCAATTATCTTGGTGCGGTCTGCCATGCCTAAAGCTAAAGCAGTACTCGCTCCTATAGATGGTGTTCCGTCTATTGATACAATGCAACCAGCTAGTAATAGAGTGTTGATTTCGGCTGGTGTTTTATCAGTATTTTCCATCAGCCTTTTTTGTGTAATGCCATTAGGAAGAGCAACTACTGCAGTTCCTAACTTTGTTTCCATCTCCCAACGGCGGTTTTCTATTGGTTCATCTAAGGCTTTAACTGGCACATCTGTATTTAAATCTACATCCGCAATATGCTCATCACCACATGAGAAGCATCTTACGTTCAAATCTACTGATGGGCCGAATGTAACCTTACGAATTCCCAAAAGAATCGCGTCGCGGTCTCCTGCTAACAGGGTATCAAGGTCTGTAGCGCTGGCTGTTTTATTGCCAAGCTTTACTAAACCTCTTTGTAGAAGAGCGTTTAAAGCTTTTCCTGAAGAACCAGTTTTTGCTACTGCCTCTTCGTCTGCTCCAGTAAGCTCTTTTACTTCTGCTGTAAGGTGAAGCTGCCCATCCAGGTCGATAAACCCTCCTGGCAGCTTAACCTCAGACTCTGAAGGGGCCAGCGTTTTAATTTCTTTCGCTGGCTCCTCCATAGCCTTTTCAGCAAACTTTGCTATAAGTTGTTCATCGGTGACTATCTCTGACATATTTTACTCCTAATAGTTTTTAACGTTTATACGATAGGTTTACGGTCTTGGTCTGTAAAGAACACCGATAGACCTTCGTGTACCAATGACATAGACTCAAATAGAATCGCGCCATCAGCAGCATTTAGGTCTGTATAGTTTAGCGTAGTAATCCAAGCATTGTGAACATGGAAACCCATACGAGGAATTTGTGCGCCCTCTGCTGTGATTCCCTTTGTATTTGGGTGGTCCATAACATAAATCTTTACGTCTGTGCGGAAAGAGTTTGATGCTGTGGTACCTGTACGCATTGCAATTCCATCGCCAGCTGCAGCAGCAAATAGGCCGCGCATCCAAGTAATTGCCTGGTCATTGCCAAACAGTACTCCGCGTTGGAATGTAATAGGTGTGAAGGTTGTCATGCCAGGTACCTGGTGTACGGTGGTGTTGTAGCCACCTTCACGGTACTGGATTGATTGGGTGTTGATGCTTAGACCAGAAATCTGGCTAAAGCCACCTAACCAACCATCTGACTTGCCCTCGGCAAACGGGGCTACCTTAGTGCTTTGCTTGATTTTCTGAGAGAAACGCTTGTCAGTTCCTTCGGATTCTGGCACAGTGAATTCTGCAATAAACCGAAACGAGCGTAAGGGGTCTGATGCGATACTAGAAAATCGATTGATGATGCTTGTTGTCATTTACTGGCTCTCCTTTACGCCACAGTAACGGTGGTTCCACCGTCAAACTGACCAATCTTGATGACCACAAATTCGGCTGGACGCTGCAAAGCAACACCAACTTCAATGTGGACCTCTCCGTTATCGATAAGGTACTGAGGGTTGTTCTCAGCATCTGCCTTAACGAAGAATGCTTCTGCGGGAGTTGCCCCGCGTAGTCCGCCTTGAGACCAGAACTGGGTCAAGAAGGATGTGCAAGCTGTCTCCAAACGGCGCCATAGAGCTGGGTCGTTTGGTTCAAAGATTGCAAACTCTGTCAAGTCTGTAAGGGACTTGCGTAGATAAATAAGGGTACGACGTACTGGTACATACTTATCAACATATCCAGGCTTTAGTGTACGAGAGCCCATAACAACGTAGCCAGAACCTGGGATAAATCTAATAGGATTAACAGGGGCTGCTGCAACGTTTAGTGAGTCCAGCTGTGAGTTAGTAAGTGTGCGAGTAGAAACAACGCCAGCAACTCTAGCTTGTAGACCAGCTGGTGCCTTAAACACTCCTCTTGACGCATCTGTGCTGGCAATTAAACCTGCAACAGCTGCACCTGCTCCAACAGTTAGGGTTCTTCCTGGTGTTGCACCAGGTCCTAGAGTTGGGTCTGAAATAACTAGAGGTGGATAGTAAACAGCCGCAAGTGATGAAGCTGTGTATGTTGCTGCAAGTGTAAGCTGATTTGCAGGAACGTCGTTAACACCATCAACTACAACAAAGATATCATCTCTAGATTCTGCATAGCTAATTGCAGCATTAACAATGTTTGCAGCTGTTTGGCCTGGCAAATTAAGAACCAAAGACTGACGAACAGTGTCAAACGAAGCAAGCCCTGCAGAGAATTCGGTTACTGTTATTGCGTTTCCTGTTGCTCCTCCAGTTAGAGGCTGGTTTGCAACAACAGCTGGATTACGAGTAGACCCTGTGTTTCCAGAGTTTAAGTCGTTAATAATTACATAGTTTGATAATGGGTTTACAGTAAGTGGCGCATAACGGCTGTCGCTTGTAGTCATGCTTAACTGTGTAAAAGTCTCCACAATATCAGAAGGTGTGTTTCCACCGCTGTAGATAACAAGGTCAAAGTAACCAGTCTCAACAGAGTTAACGATAGAGATGTTTAGGTCATTACCCCAACGACCAGCATTTTTAGCAACAACCTGCAATGTAGCAGATGGGCTTACAGCTCTATCATTTAGGGAACGCAAGGCAGATGTTGCAGCATTAGCAATACGTGTTACATATAGCTGGCTTCCACCGTTTGAGAAAAACATATATACAGCAAGAGGTAGGTTATTGCTTGTGTATGAATTCCAAGAACCAAACGTTGTAACGTACTGGCTCCAAGATGTTACAAGTGTAGGAGTGTTGACAGGTCCTCTGTCGTTTTCTCCAACAAGTGCTGAAACAAACTGTGACGCTGCTCCAGGAATTGGTTGAATAGGGTTTAACGTTTCCTGAACGTACACCCCAGGGCGTTGAAATACCATTTAGATTATCTCCTTAGATAGGTTTAACATAGGTTTGAAATGTTATAGAGGTTGTAGTCCAGTAGGAATGTTCGATGTATTGTTAGCAGTTGGAACATTAATGATGACCTCTTGTACAACTGCTGTTCTTTCAGCAGC